AATTTTAGGCCCTTAAATCTGCTGCGAATTTTATAAAACAGATCAGTAGCTATGTTATTTCTTGCGTCCATAAGTATATTTATTAAAATCCTGTGCTAACGAATATAGGCATAGGCATCTGATCTTCAGTGACTTTTTCCGTCATTTTTTCATAAATGTGCGGATCCCAGTCAGCTAATACATCAGCCATCCGAATAATCAATAATGATGCGGCTATAAGATCGTCATGTTCGCCACTTTTCGCTCCAAATCCTACACCGTGTGCTACGAATGTTTTTAACTCCGAAACTAAAGGTTTGGATTTTATCTCCATTTTTTTAGTTTCGATTAAGTTTTTTAATTGGCTACAAGCTGAAATTTTTGTTCTATGCGTAGTATTAAAACCTTTTCGGAATTTACGTATATGCCCTTTGCGTATCGGCTCACTTAAAAACAGTCCGTGAAAGTTTTCTTCTCCAATATCGCTGATAACAATCAAAGCTGCTTCACCTAATTGATTGTTTTCTACAGAGTAATACAACTGAGGATTACCTCCTCTTTCTTGGCCTCTGTCGTTGATATATCTAAGTATTTCTCTCATGTGTTTAACTTGAGCCTGAATAGGTGTAAGATTATGACGCCATTCTGCTACCTGTATCATTGTTGGCATTTCAAATACTTGTATAGCAGCATAGTCTCCACCAGTTCCCATACTAGGATCTAATGCTACAAGATATGTCATTCGAGGATCAATATCTTTATACCATCTTGTTTGACCCATCACCATTGTAGGTTCCACACCTTGCAATTCGGCTAACTTAACAGAATTAATTAGAGTTTCGTCATAAATTAAGAATTCGCAATCAAATTCTCTACGAAAGCGTTCTTCTCCGATCTTGGCACGTTCTACTCTAGCCCAGTCTTCGTCTCTATCAGGATGCTCAGACCAATGTGCGTAATATGATGCGAATCCGTTAATACCCACTTTCTGTTCATTTCCATGATCATCAAACTTTTTATTAGCTTCAGTCCAAATCATAGCAAACTGATCTTCGTCCGAGTTAGGTGTTGATGTAATAATACACTTACCACCTGTCGATAGTGTTGGTGATAGCGCAGTCCAGAATTCTTTGGCTTTTTCTGGCGGCTGCACAAACGCAAACTCGTCACAGTAAATTAAAGAAAGAGACTTACCACGACCAGTGTTTTCTGTTGTGGTAGTCGCTTGTATACGCGATCCGTTATCGTATTCGATCGTGTTTCTATTATATGAATAAACACCGGCACGTATAAAGTCTGGCAAGTTCTCATACCCGTAACGATAACGGTTCATAATGTCTTGCGCACCTTCATATTTGTGAGCAGCAATAAGAACTTGAGCTTCTGGAACAAACATAGTATACCACAACAGATAACCAGTAGCGCAGGTTGTCTTGCCCATCTGGCGAGGTAACATAGCAATACACTGTTTATTTTCGTGATAAGACTGGATTAATCTTCTTTGATAATCGTAAGGGTCAAATTTAATAGCACCCCTAGTTGGATGTTGTATCTTTAAAAAGTTTTCACAGAAATATAAAGGCCCGTTTATAGGATCCATACAGGCTTCTAAATGCTTTACTTCCTCAAGAGTGTATCTCTGAGGAGCATGGGCTTTTTTAATTAATACGCCGTCTAATGATTTTGCCATACTACTATTTAATGAAAAAAATAGGGCCTTGCGGCCCTATTTGGGTTTGTATTTTCTTTATGCTACAGTGATGCTGGAAGCAGCGGCCACTGTGGTTCCACTGATATCGATATCGTTGGGTCCAATACTTGTTGTTGTAGCTCCACTATCTATACCAATTCTTCTAATACGTGTTTGTAATTCAGATGCACTGTTAATAGATTTATCTACTACGACATGAATAGTTCCAGCACTAGAATCGGTTACAAAAAACATTAAAGGATTTATTTCTTTAATGATTTGCTCAACTGCTTCATCTATTGCATCGTCTTCTGCACGTAGATCTATTGCTGATGCTGATGCATTTTTTACAGTGATAAGGAATGCGTTTGCATTTAAACTATATAGTGTGCCTACTGTAACCGCAAGTCCATTTACTCTTGTTACTGATGCCATTATTTGACTCCTTTAGCTTCTTCTAATCTGCGCAGTAATTCTGCACGGATTTGTGAACGTAAATCTGTCGATTCAGCCGCCATTGGATTGTCGCCTCGGAATGGCTTGTCGCTGTAGCTAGCTTTTGGCTTGTTTAGATCGTCACCGTCTGGAATAGCAGCATTAATTCCCATTGTTTCTGGTTCAGAATCGCCTAAAGAATTTCCAAATGCTTCTTCTTTGTCTTTCTTTTCTTTTTCGCTGTCGCCATCTTTATCCAAATCTGGATTCATTGGTTCTGGTCCTTCGTCGCCGTCTGGTTCCATGTGGGGCTCGTCACTAAGATCAGGTAACATCTTTAATGGAGGTAAGCCGCCCATCGGTTTGTCCATTGGCTCGATACTAATAGATGGAGGCATACCGCCTGTAGGCATTGCAGGTTTATCTGTATCAGGATTAACTGCCTTGACTAATCTCATTAATTGTTCGATGTTATCCATTCCCTGAGCATTTAGATTCAAACTCATGCTTGGAGGCGGAGTATCTGGTTTGCTCATTGTAGAGCTCATTGAGCTCGGTGGCATGTCCGGTGGACATTCAGCAATGGCTGCGTCATCTAGAACAGGAGTAGATTCTACTGCTGGTTGATCTAGCTCACGCATCTTTGCCATTAAATCATTAAAGTTCATATTAACTCCCTAAGGTGCTCTTAACACCTGCTTTATCTGTTTTGGCCTTAGGCAGTTTAAATTCTCCTTGACCGTTTTCTTTCTTGCGTGCCTTTGACGCTTTATCTAAATCTTTTAAGAAACCCTTGTTGAAATCATCACCAAAATAATCTTTATGTTTAGCATTAGTAGTTTCTTTATATTGAGCATCGTCTAAAAGTGCTTTGCCGCTAGGTTCTTGATCCATAAGAGCTTGATCAATTTCAGTAGGTTCACTGCTACCGCGAACACGGAAACAATCTTCATCTAATCCAGTAGCTTTTACACTAGCAGCGATTTCTTGACTGTTAATCGGATACTCGCAAATAACTTCAAACACAGTTACTTCCATGTTAGATTTATTAGGAAAATCTAAAGGAAGTTTTTGTATAGGTGTAGTAGCTACTTTTTCAAATGTTAAAACTTTGCAGCGATCTAGATCAGTTTTGAGCTTTTCTTGAAAGCCCTCTGGAAGTTCGCCGGCAACTTTTACTTTGAAACTGTAGGCCTTTTTGCTTTCGGCAAGGTATTCTTTAAAAGTTTTCATAGTAATATTTAGTCCTTTTGACCCAATTTCTTAAGCAGCTCGTTCCTGTCGGTTATGATATAGCCCTGGCCGTTAATAACATCGTTAGGATCGTCGCCACCTGCATCTTTGTCAATTTTATATTTTTTCAGTTGAAGATCTACTGCTTTGAGTTTCTTTTCGATTTTGTTGGTTTTTGCTGTGATAGCATTGCCCATCATACTAGCAGCTACTTCAAAAATTCTACCGCTGTAACGAACTTCAACATTCATACCTAAGTCCATTAGATCATCGTATGCTTGTTCTGCTTTTTTAGCTAAATCGTCTAATTCTTTTTCATCAAGAGTATCGAGCTCTTTGATCTGTGGTAAACTTTTGGTTATTTCAGCGACTGCTTTATAGCTTTCGTCTAATGATTTTACTTCCTCGTGCGTAGGAACTTGCACCGGAATCTTAACTTCTTCTTTTTCTATTTCTTTAGAATCTTCTAAATTGAATAGTTCTTCAAGTTTTTTAGTCATACTATACTTATCTACGTTTTGATCCTTGATGGAAAATATCACCTTCGTTAATAACTCTAAACCGAATACCCTGCTGTTTGCACCATGCAGTGGCAGCTTCCCATTTGGCTAGATTTTTAATATATTGTTCTTGGTTGTAGGCACTTTTTCCTACATATTCTCTTAGAGTCTGACTTTGAGGTTTTACTTCAACTACTTCGGCGTGTTTTTTACCATTCTTATCTTTATATACAATAAAAAAATCCGGAACATAAATTGTATATTTTCCCGACAACGGATCTTTATAAGGTATCTGAACACTTTCGCTAGCCCAATTTTCTACTCCGGGGTGTTCGTCAAGCATTCTCATGAATACAAACTCCCAACTTGATCTCGCCAATGGGGTTTTTTTACCTACATACTTTGTAGGGTTTTTCATTTCAAATCTACCCTGAGCAAATTTAGCCATTATACTGCGATATTTCTAATTTGATTCGGAATTACTCGTTCGGTTCTAAATCCTAGAGTAGAAGTTGCAGGTCTATTGTTGTTTAAAATTTCACCAACAAGTATACTAAGATCAGTGACGTCAAATTTATTTAGAGAATCTAAAAATTGAAAAACAGGAATTCCGTCTATCTTTGATTGTTTTAAAATCAATGTAGCAATCACTATCGCGGTATCTTTATCGAACCCTCTTTTCGTAAAAAATCCAATAGCCCCATCGACTTCGTTAGCATGAAATTCTAATGGTGTTTGACCGTATGAGTCAAAAAATAATTTTGTTCCAGCAGCACTATCTTGTTTAATATTCTCTGGAAGATTTGTAGTAGCAGCCATGTTAATTTCCTGTTAGATTTCTTTGAGTGGCCGTAGTGGTGCCAGTGTTATTTGAACTCTTCGGAAATACACTACCTATAACACCGCCCACTGTTGATACCGCTGAGGAAATATTCGATGGGTTACTTAGAATATTGATAGCTTCATTTTTAAGACTGTTTATGCTTAATGCTTTAAAGTTTTTAGCAGTGTTTACGGCTTTGACCGCTGTGCCTAAGAAGCCACCGAAGCTTTCAAAAGTAGATCCGTTGGCAAGATCTCCAAACACTGATTCTAGCCCATCTAACACTCCGCCGTCGCCAGTAAGTGTAGCAACGCCGCCGCCTGCTACTGATAGAGGACTTGGTAAATTATCGTAATGTAAAGTTGCAAAACCTTTTGGACTGTTTCTTGTAACACTTCCTGCAGAATATTTTACAGCTTCGTATTCTATACTCATTTGACTTTCTAATGTTTCGCCTGCAGAGTAATCTACAGATCCGTGGTTCCAAGATTTTATTCTCGGATTTACCAATGTATAACCTAAAAATCTTCTACGACTCATAGTATAAATGCTAATAGACTGAAACAAAGGTGTAGTGATTTTATTATCCATACCAAATCTAAAATTTGGAGAATCTGTAGGTCTTAGATGAGTGGCATCATAAGCAGCCATAGGATTATGTCTGTCGGCGATATAATAACCGTAATAGATAGCCCACAGCGCATTAACAATACCTGCATTGTCGTCGTGCAAACTGATATTTACAGGTTCGTAGTTGATGCCTTTGTAAACGATCTTTTTTCTGTTGTATTGATTTTTTGTTACAATATCAAAGTTATATTTTGGCAAATCACAATTTTTAACTAAAAGCCCAATTTCATCTGTATGACGAGCTGAAAATGCAGGAGCCCTCATAGCCGATTTATCAAGTTCAAATCTAACATAGAATAAAAACTTACTGCGAGGCGACAGTCTATAGGTGTCGTCTATAAAAAGTCTCGTGGCATGTTGCCAGTTAGAAACTAATCCTTTAGGATTAATTAAACCGGTGCCAACACCGTTGAGGAATCTTGTGAATTTATTAGCCATACAAATATTTATGTCATAAAAAAACCCGGACTAAACCGGGTTTCTTTAATTCTAGGAATATTATCCTTGCTGACCAAGTGCGCCAGTAATAGCCTGTGTAGCAACTTGACGACCAACTGCTGCACCAATACCACCTTCGATACTTGGAGCAGCTTTTTCTGCACCCCACTGTTCCATATTATCAAAGCGGATTGTAAGAGCAACTGTAGCTGCTTCGTTAGTTCCGTAGTTCAAATCACCGTAATCGGCATTTTGAACGAAACAACCATACAAGTTAATAGTTTCAAGAACTCTTGGTGCTAGGTTAGCGTTACCGCCATCTAACACTTCGATTCTTGTAGTGAACTTGTAGTCGATACCAGAACGTGCTGATGCTTGTTCTAGGAAGTCGAATTGTTTCTGGATCTGTTGTCCGACAAGTTTTTGAACTTCACCACTAGCATCGTCACGCAATGTTAATGTGATTGTTTCAAAGTTTGGTTTACCGGCTAAGTATACCTTTGAGTTATAAACATCTAGTGTCATTTCTTCAAAGTTTACCTTAGGACGAGTAACATCTGAAACTTGCTTAGTCAACTCTGTGGCTGCTGCTACGCCGAAGCCTAGGAGAGTCACCCTAAAGCGATATTTCAACTTAGGCATCAGCAACACTTGAGTTGCTGCTGCGCCATTAGTTGGAACTGTTAAATTATTAAGTGATGTAATAGGCATTTTTAAATCTCTCCTGTGTTCTTGACACGCAATGGAATGTAAATGAACTCAATTGCCTTCACAGGTTCAATTGCGATATCTACCCATAGTTCGTTACGATCAATTCTACTTGGTGTATTATTTGTTTCATCACAAACTACAGCGAAGTCGTATAATGCTCGTAGGCCGACCAATTCTAACAACAAGCTCTCAACTGCCTGTTTAACTTCATCACGTGTGATCTTGTCGTTTGGTTCAAACACATATGGACGAGCTAGTTTGTTCAACTGACTGCGTAGATATACTACCAAACGTGCTACGTTGATTCTGTCTAATGCAGAAGCATTTCTTGCACGAGTCTTTTGACCATAGTTAACATGACCAATTCCGTTAAAGAATGTGATTGGATTGATCTTTAGATCATACAATGTATCACGTTGACCATTATTCAATGCTACGGTTTGGAATTCTCCGCTTAACGAATCAATATAACCAACTGATGTTGCGTTAGTGATACCGCCACGTCTTGTTCCTGCTGGTGCAAACCATGGATAACTTACGTTGTCACTCAATGCGATTGTCTTTAACATCATGTGTGATGCTGGAACAACTGCGTTGGTGCCTCCTAGGTCTGTGGTAAATCCGTTTGGATAAAACACTGCCATGTATTCATCGTAAGTAACAATTCCATCGTCACCGTTATCTGTTACTAAGTTAGCGTTAGTTCCATATGTTACCAATGATGTAGCATCGCTTGGTAGACGTAATGGAGTATCGCCAATAACAAATGCTGTTAAACCTCTGTCAATGTTTAAGTTAACTAGGTTGCTCATTAGCTCAGGATATCCTGGGCAAGCAATCAAGTTAAAGTTTCTGCGCTCTTCGTCACGGATCTCAGAGCTTGTATCAACTACACTCTTCAATGCTGAAACAACAACTTTACGTTGTGCCTTGCGTCCGAAGCTGCCTGAACCATCTTCATTGTTAGCAGAAGCAGTAGTCCAACGGTCAGTAGCATATGATCCCATGCTTACATCACCTTGTCTTGGATTGTCACCTGCTGTGTCAATGTAGTTGTTACGATATTTCTTAACATTACCGCCTGAACGACGTAGATTCCATAGCAACATACCCTTTGGATATAGTGCTGGATCTGGAGCGTCTGGATCTAGGTAATTGCTAGTTAACAAATCTTTAATGCTGGTCAATGTTGAAGGTCTAACTGAACCTGCATTGCCCCAACGAGCATCTGCAAATAATACGCCTTCTTCAGTGACTTGATCAGTTTTATCTAACTGTAGCCATTCTAGCAATGTTCCGTTCCAACGATAAATTGTTGGATAGTTTTCCATATCAGCTGTGCTGATCCATAGATCGCCATCTACAAGAGCTGTGCCGTCACTTTGTAGTGTTGGAGCACTAGCAGCTACTTGAGGACCGTTTGGATCTGTGTTTAGATAAGCTGCGCTAAAGTTTTTGTAACCAACCCATGTTGAACCATTGTGGATCATTACATCTACATCGGAGAAGTCTGGGTTATACCATAACTGTCCGTCTACTGGCTCGTTAGTTGGTGCGTCACCTGTTGCAAAGAAATCGTCTGTCGCGAACGGACGGAAGTTTGATGCAAGGTAACCGTTTGGTGTTGTAGAAGGTAACTCGTAGAAGTTAGCTGTTCCAGCTGTTGTGTTAATGTTATATACTGTAAACAATGATGTCACTGCTGTTCCAGTTACATTAACGATTCTAAAATCACCACCTAATCTGTGTGAAATTTGAACTTCGTTTGCGTCTGTTACAGAAGCAACGATGTTTGTAAATCCAGCTGCGTTAATTCTACCAGCGATTAAATTAGCATCAGCTGCGTTACCTGCTGCTGTAAAGCTAATTGTTTTTGCTGTGTCTAATGCTAGTTGACCTTTCAATGACTCAGCAATCGTAAATGAATGTGCGCCATTTGGAACTGTTCCTGATCCAACTGCTGTCGAAATAATTGTTGTTGCACCTGTAGAAACTCTGCGCCACATTCTAAATGTTGCTGTAGCTGGATCTGCATCGTAACCAGTGTGTTCGTCACTGTTTGATTGAACAAACAATGTGTCTACTGGAAGATTTGCACCGCCGCCACTGCGATCTAGATAGTATAATGCTGAGTTTGTAGTTGCATGGATAGGTGCTTCATATGAAACCCAGCTTAATGTTGCTGAACTCCACTTTTTAACTCTGTAACGTGAACCATTGTTTGGTTCTGTAGTCTTAACCCAAACAGATCCTGTTGGTCTTGGAGCATTGTCTGTGCTCTTCCACTCTGGAACAGAAGTGTGCGGAGTCATTTGAAGTGCTGGACCATAATATACTTTTGCAGTAATACCAATTTGGCTTAGTGTTGCTGTTCCTGGTCCGATTGTGATAGCATTCGCTAGAGTTGAATCGCCTGTGCTTTCAGTAGCACCATTTGAGTATAGATACAACTTACCACCAGTTGCTTCTTTGGCTGTAACTCCTGCAATTCCTAAACCGTTAATGTGACTTACTAGTGCTGTTAGATTGCTTCCGCCTGTAACAGTTACTAGCGTTCCGTTGATATAGAAATTACCTGCGGTAAAAGAACCTGCTGCTGCTGATCCCATCACTGTAGGATGGCTTGCACACCAGTCTTGGCTACCAACTAATACCCATTGTCCTGCTGCAACACCTGCTTGTGTGTTACCTGCAGACTTGTAATACATTCTTACTGTTTCAGCGCCGGCTGTAAAAGATCCGCTGCCGTCAACAGTTTCAAACACTACTGCATAGTCCCCGATTGATCCCACAGAAGCTAGCGGGCTACCACCTACTCCTGATAGCTTTGCTGAATCAGAATCTGTTAATACGATTGGTGTTTTAGAAGCAAACTTCTGACCGCCTGTAGTAGAAACGGCAGCACCGTTCCACTCTTGGACACCAAACGCTGTAGATTGAGTATCTACCCACCATGTGCCGTCGGTTGGATTAGCACCTGGAATATTTGTGTTACCTTCTAGTTGATCAAGATCAACATTTGCTCTTACTAAGAAAGCAGCGTTTGAAACTCCTAGCAAGCTGTAGGCTGCTAGAAGACCATATTCGTTGCGCTCTCCGCCATGTATCGGACTTGCGGAAGCTGTCTTTTCAAAAAATGGAACACCAAATAGATCTAAAAGATCTTTCTGGCTTGTTAATTTAAATGCCTTACCAGCATTTGCCTGTGTAGTAGCAGTGGCAGTTCCGGTGCCAGCTGAATTTGTTTTGTCTTGCGCTGTAGCTACAACGATAAGAGGTGTTGTGCCAGGCTCAGCTGGTGTATAAAAACTCTCGTCGATTACCGTAACTTCTACGCCGGGTGATTGTAGTGCCATTCCCTATTCTCCTGGTAATAGTTGCTCATAATATTTAGCGTGTTCTCTTGAAAATGGGCAGTTATACCAGAAGAAAAAGGGGAAGAAAAGGTGTAAATATTTGCATGAGACCACTTTGTAAGGCCTGCGCACAGCGTCCAAGGGCTGTAAATTATTACAAAAACAGTAAACCCTATTATAGAAGGCTATGTGAAGCCTGTATGTCTCACGGACCAAAAGCTCATATTCCTAGATGGCAACATGCTGGCTACAAACCTAAGAATTACTGTGAGAAGTGCGGTTATAAGTCTCCTCATAAAGAAGTGTTTAGAGTATTTCACATAGACGGCAATTTAGATAATTGCCGTCCTACTAACCTAAAAACTATCTGCTGTAACTGTGCTCAGGTGTTAAGCAAAGAGGGTATTACCTGGCGTCAAGGCGACTTGATTGCTGATTACTAAGTCCTTGGCTTGAATATATAGGTCGTTGATAGTTCCGTTATTATCAATGATAACATCAAAATCTGTTCCTACCCAAGCAGTTTCGCTGGCATGAATCTTTTTCATTTTTAGTTCATTGATAGCCATGTTACTGCCTTTGTTTGCAGAAACAGCTAGATCATACCACTCTGGAAGATCACCTCGTTTAACCCAAATAATAATTCCTCCAGCATTACGGATGCTTTGTATTTCGTTAGGGAAACGACAATCTGAAATTACCACATGATCTTTTGAGTTGCGTAGTTTGTTTTCTAAAGAAGCTATCCAAATATCATCGTGAAAGCTTCTGCGACAAACTTCTGTGCCCCAATATTGTAATACCCATCGAGGAGTTAGTGTAGGCATATCTAGACGCTCTGCCCACCACGGATCTACTTGCTCTCGCCACTCTCGGGCTTCCTTAGTTCGCCCTTCTAACAGTGTTCGGTCCCATCCAAACACCGCGCTTACAGCATCTTTGAGAGTGCTGGCAAATGATTCTCGCCTAAATTCGTGAAAGTTAACTAGATAGTCAGCGACTGTGTCTTTGCCGCTGCCAATAAAACCGCAAATACCTATGATCATAATGTCCTCCAATTAAGAACATTATAGCATTAAGTTTAAATTAATGTCAACCTATTATCCAGGTATAACCGCTGCCGCCGGGAACCAATTTCATTAGATCCTCTGTGAGCTTTTCGATTTCTTGTTGTGCTTCTGTTTTGAGCGCGGCACCATTTAGGCTCGATCCACCGCCTGGTCCAGCAATTTGAGCAAACTTTTCTCGAGCTTGCCCTAGCATCATTTTGCAATTTGCTAGACTGTAGTCCTTGATCCACTGCCCCGAATAAACGTCTTTGATTATAGTAACATCTGGTTTAGTGTTATAGCATAACAACATCACAGATTCTTCTGTTCTAGGTCTTTGATGAATCAACAATCTTTTACTAGAAGGTTGCCAATCAAAGTTAATAAACGAACCAAACATTTTACCTACTAGTTCTTGATAGCCAGCAAATAATTCATAGGTAGCTAGCCCTCCCATATTTGTAGAACTTAACAAATATGTGTTTGAGTAAGCTAAGTTAAACGGTTCAAATACTGTTCCCCCAGTTCCGCCGCCTGTGCGTGAACCAATGCTTCTACGATAAATCTGTCGAACTTGCTGTATTTCCTGGGGTAAGATGTATTCGTTTTGATCCACTAAAAGATTCAAAAATACATAACTTTCCTCTACAGCATTATCGCTGCGTTGGCGGAAAACAGCCAAAGATCGGTTCAGTGCTGTTTCGTAGTGTATAGGATCTAGCTCAACGTCAATCATGCCGTCGCCTAGCATTGCTTTACAGTAGTTATAGACTTCTTGTCTAGCTTGGTCATTAGTGCTCATGCTAGTATTTATCGTAGCGGTAAATATACTACTATGCCAAGACTTTCGCTTTATCGCCCAGAAAAGGGCAATGATTACAAATTTATCGACAAAACCGTCTGGGAGATGTTTCAGGTCGGCGGAACGGATGTGTTGATTCACAAATATTTAGGCCCAGGAGCAGCGACCGACGTTACGCCGTCAACTCCTGGTTATGCTTCTCCCTCCGAAACGCAGATACAAGATCTTCTATTTTTAGAAAATCGTGATAGAAAATACGATCCAGACATTTATGTTTTGCGAGGTGCTTACAATATACAAGACACTGATTTTAATCTGAGCCAATTTGGATTATTTTTACAAAATGATACGATTTTTATTACATTCCACATTAACGATACTGTGGAAAAAATTGGACGAAAGTTAATCGCAGGCGATGTAATTGAGTTGCCCCATTTAAAAGATGAATTTGCATTGAATGATTTTCAATTTGCATTAAAACGATTTTATGTTATAGAAGAAGTTACTAGAGCAGCAGAAGGATTTTCTGTTACTTGGTATCCGCATTTATATCGTGCTAAATGCAAACCTCTAGTTGATAGCCAAGAGTTTAAAGATATTCTTGACGGTGTTGCAGGTGAAGGTAGTGATCAAACATTACGCGACATTATGTCGACATACGAAAAAGAAATGCAGATCACACAGGCAGTTCTTGATCAAGCCGAGGCCGATGCTCCTAAGAGCGGTTACGATACTTCTAAATTCTATACCATACAAACAGATACCAATGGAGAAGTAGCACTAGTCACTGCTGATCGAGATGATCTCGTTCTAATTCCTACAACAGATCCGAACGGTAATACCATTTATGACGAAAATGGGGAGCCGATTTACATGAGTGTTACAGCTGACACTGTAAATCAATCTCCAGATCACAAAGATTATATTGGATATATTACAGACGACGGTCGTCCACCGAATGGCGCTCCGTTCTCTTCCGGTATAGCATTTCCTATTAATGCCATGGAAGGTCAATTCTGTCTAAGAACAGATTACCTACCGAACAGATTATTCCGATACAATGGCGCTCGATGGGTCAAGATGGAGGATGTAAAACGTATGACTATGAGTAATAGTCAAGGATTTGACGGTAAAGTTGATAGAGGTTCTTGGACAGAAACTTCAACTTATGTTGCCGGAGACAATGTTACATTTGGCGGTGCATATTTTGTAGCTGTTAAAGCAGTTCCTGCTGGAATACAACCTGCTGTCGAATCTCCTTACTGGGAAGAAATACGTCAAACTCTCAAGAGCAGCTTTATCAATAACAAAGCCAGTGCTACAATCGATGGCAGAAATGTTAAAGAAAAACAGAGCTTGTCTAAGGCTTTAAGACCACAGGCGGATGAATAATGGATTATTTTTACGACGGACAGATAAGAAGATATGTAACACAGTTTATGCGTGTGTTTATAGGCTTCAAATATAAAACAGGTGGAGCTACACCCGAAGAAAAAACTGTTCCAGTGATGTATGGTGATTTAACTAGACAAGTTGCAAGTATCATTAAAGATAACAGCGAAAATAAAATGCCTACAGTTCCACGTATGGCTTGTTATATTACTGGTCTTGAACTAGATACTACAAGAATTAGCGATGCCACATTTATCAGTAAAGTAAACATTAGAGAACGTAGATACACAGATACTGACGGAACTATACAATATCAAAATGTTCAAGGCGGAAACTATACTGTAGAACGTTTAATGCCTACACCGTTCAAACTTACAATGAAATGTGATGTATGGACCAGCAATACTGATCAAAAGCTTCAACTATTAGAACAGATTTTAGTTTTATTCAATCCAAGTTTGGAAATACAAACTACAGATAACTATGTCGACTGGACTAGTTTAAGTGTGATCGATCTTAAATCGATTAATTTTAGTTCTAGATCAATTCCGCAAGGAGCAGAATCTGATATCGATATTTGTTCTATGGAATTTGAAATGCCTATCTATATTACACCTCCTGCTAAGGTTAAACGTCTTGGCATTGTTAAGAGTGTTATTAGTAATGTGTTTACCGAACAAGGTGAGATCGCTGATCTCGAAGATCTAATCTTTAACAGAAATACAGGTAAATTCCAGACTACTACAAACAATTATAGAATATTATTGTTTAAGAGTCAAAATGGACAACCTTACGATTACGATGTGAGTCTCGTAAACCCAACTAGTGCTGTATTAGCCCTAGGCCTTGACCAGAAAGATTATAAAAATGGTGATCCTGTATCTTGGGAAACGATTTTAGATATTCAAGGCGGATACCATGCTGGTAGTCAAATATTTTTCAAACAGCCTAATGGATACGATATGATAGGAACTTTTGCGGTCAATGCTGTTGACCCTAGTATTATCGTAGTTACATTTGATCAAGATACTGTTCCTACAAATACAATCATCAATAGTTCTGTCAGCGGAGTAGCTGCTAGAGGAACAGTTGATGCTATCATTGATCCTTACAAATATAATCCTATTGAAGTATACGGATCTGCCGCGCAGATTCCGTTAGGATTACGTTTCTTAATGTTAGACGATGTTAACATTAGCGAAAATGTAGGAGGAAGTTTTGGACCGCCAGCTGTGGATAGTTCTGCAACATTATATGACGGACCAGACGCCTGGAAGGATACTGTAGGCAACGACTGTGTAATTCGTGCTAATAGTATTATCGAATGGGATGGCACTACTTGGAAGCAAGTTTGGAATCCTGCTACTGGCGAAGATCCAACTTATATCCAAAACTTAAGAACCGGTATACAGTATCGCTGGGATGGCGAGCAGTGGTTAAAATCTTTTGAAGGCGAATATGCTCCAAATAGTTGGGGCTTCATCTTAGATCCACAATAAGTAAAGGTATGCAACAGCGTGCCGGATTACTTTTCTTAGCTAAAAACACAGGAAGATTGCTGTTGATCTTAGATGATCAACATTGGACTGTGCCTACTTTTGCTAGAAACTCAACACTATTAGAAGATTCACAAGACTTGATGAGTCGATATTCTCGAGGACGCATAGTTCCGATCGAGTTGTATCTCAGCGAGGACCGAGGATTTGAGTATGGAACTTACATCTGTCTCGTCGATCATGAGTTTTTAACCCAGGCCTCTGCTACTATATGTTGGGCAGTATTAGATCAGTTGCCTAGAAATTTACACATTGGTTTAAAAACGACATTAAATAATCAAATTATAAAAACTAAAATTGCTACAATATTGGAGTTAGAAAATGCTACCGACAGTGCAAAAATCTGAAAGATTTAAACAAGAATTAGCCGAATATCAATCAGTCTATGAACAGATGCCAGAGGGTCCTGTTAAGATTGAATTTAATAATTTAATAGGTAAACTAGTTAATTCTGTAAAAGAATTAGATAACCGTCATCTAGAGTTAGCCATAACTCGTCAATTAGGTGTAATGGCTCCCGACATTCGAGATACCATTACCCAATCTAGAAAACGTCTACAAACTTTAGTAAAAGATTGGAAAGAAGCCCAGAAGCATCAAGCCTGAGCTTCACCCCATCTTAATATCAAGTTAGCTGTAGTCGAAGTTCCGCCGACCTTATAAACGTTAATAGCTAGAACGTCCGGACCATTCGGAAATGTTCCTCGACCGCCGATGCTGGTTGTTCCTAGTTCTTTTAACTGTGTTAGATCTAATGATGCAGTTTCTCCAGGATTCGCTACGAACGAAAATACTGTTTCGCCTGGTAATGCATATGCTGGTTGACCGAAACTAAATGTAACAGTTCCACCTGCACTAGTCGAAGACAATGAGCTCTGTGTAAAGGTCACTGCATAATATGTTGTAGCACCAAATGTCAACGGACCTGACACTGACGATACACGAGTGTTGGCCGGGAATTTAGCATCAGACACAAGTGTGTTAGTTGTAGCACCGCTCGATACCCAGCTTGCCTGTGTAAAGTATAGTGTAGATGTAACCGCAGCACTTGCACCACCTAAGTTTAATGTAACTGTTTGGTTAGCATTGATTGCGGCAGTTGAAGCTGCGCTGGTATTAATTTGATAGTAGTTAATACCCGAGAAGTTAAATGGCCCCGACACTGACGATATTCTTGTTCCTGCAGGGAATTTAACATCGTTGATAGTAACACCAGCTAACGGAGAAGTGTAGTTTGTAGGAGCAACGAATGCCCCAGATGATTGCCACGATGCCTGTGTCACATAGAAGAATGTAGATCCACTGCCTCTATTAAATGCTGTGTTGTTA